AAGAGCAAGTTTCTCGTCCTGCTCAAGGACACCTGAATAAGGTAATCAACAAAATCATCAAAGAAAAAACAGACGTTCTTGAGTTAAAGTTTAATGAACTTACACTTACAGATGAAATCACTCAATCACAGATTCTGGAAAGATATGTCAAGACTCAGGTCATGATGCCAAATGAAGCTCGTGAAGCAATTGGTCTTCCACAGCATCCAGACGGAGATACTCCATTTGAAATGTCTCCAAGACAAGCAACAGATGCTAGAGCAAACGCATCTGGAAACAGAGCAAGAGATACTGAACGAAACAATAGTCAATCTGATGGACCTGCAACCACAACTGGACGCAATCCACAGGGTGAAGGCAGAGCGTCTCAATAGTTGAGAAAATGTTTAAAAGGTTTGGTATAATAGAATCGTCATGAATATAAATAAAGCACATTGGTCAACAGACGGCGATAATGTACGTCTGTCAATGCCTCTTACAAAAGTAGACAAAGAGAAGCGCATCGTTTCTGGATTTGCATCTTTGGACAACCTTGATAAGCAAGATGATATTGTTACAACAGAAGCATCAATGGAAGCATTTGCAAAGTTCCGTGGCAACATTAGAGAAATGCATCAGCCATCAGCAGTAGGCAAGATGGTTTCATTTAAAGAAGAAAAGTATTTTGATACAGAGTCAAAGAAGTTCTACAAGGGTGTTTTTGTTTCAGCCTATATTTCAAAGGGCGCACAGGATGCCTGGGAAAAGGTTCTTGATGGTACATACACTGGTTTTTCTATTGGGGGACGAATGAACAAGTGGGACGATGCATATGATGAAAAAGCAGATAAGACAATTAGAGTTATTAAGGAATACGATTTGATTGAGTTGAGTCTTGTAGATTCCCCAGCAAATCAGTTTGCAAATATTGTATCCGTTGAAAAGGTTGACGGAGTAGACACACTAACAGGATCATCAGTTAATGTAGTTGTTGAAAATGTATTTTACGATTCAGAGTCTGGCCTAGTAACTTTGTCAGCAAATGAATCAGAGGTAAGTCCAGTCACTGGCGAAGAAATGAAAAACATTGGTTTTGTTGAAAAAAATGATTCAGAAAAAACAGAAATGATAAAGTTCTTAGTTGATAGTGCAAAAGGCATTAGAACAATTAAGATAGCAAAGGAGGATAATCCTATGACAGAAGAAACAACAGCAGTTGTTGATGCTCCAGAAGCACCAGCATCAGAGGTAGTTAATGAAGTTGAGGTTGCTCCAGAGGCTCCTGCAGAGGCAGTTGCAAAGTCACTAGAAGTTACAGAAGAAGTTGTAGCAGAAAAGTCAGATGCAGTTGTTGAAGAGGTTAGTGCTCCTTCTATTGAAGAAGTAACAGAGAAGGCTGACGAAGCAATCGTTGAGGTTGCAACAGCAACAGCAGAAGTTGCCAAAGCAGTTTCTGAAATTCAGAACTCTGTAACTAATGCCTTGAGCGATCTTGCAGCAACAGTAAAGGCTATGCAAGCCAACGTTGATGCAATTACAAAGTCTCTTGAATCCGTAACAGAGGAAGTTAAGGAAGTTAAGGGAAGCTTTAATGAGTTTGGAAAGACCGTAGATGCCGTAGTTGCAGATACCGCTTTCCGCAAGTCTGGCGATCTCGGCGAGATTGTACAGGAATCACCTAAAGTGATTCAGAAATCCCTATGGGGCGGACGTTTCCTCACAAATTCCGACCTATTTAACTAAAACAAAATCACTAGGAGGTGAACAATATGTCAGAAACAACAAACACAGATCTTCAAAAGTCTTTTAATCATCCCACAGGTGATGGCGTTGCCGTATCAGGTGGAATTGGTGGTGCAGTAGCACAAGGACCTGACGGAAATCTAAGTCCAGCAGCTTCGCTTGGTAATATTGCTACAGCAAACTACGGACTAACAACAGGCGCAAACGCAGTAAACCCAACTGGTACACCAGGTGGTATTCTTGCACCAGAGCAGGCTCGTCGCTTCATTGATTATGTATGGGATGCAACTGTACTAGCCAAGGATGGTCGTAGAGTTACAATGCGTGCCAACACAATGGAACTTGAGAAGGTCAACGTTGGAGAGCGTGTCATTCGTGCAGCAGCACAGGCACAGCCTACATTTACAAATGCAGGTGCAACATTCTCTAAGGTAGAACTTACAACCAAGAAGATTCGTCTTGACTGGGAAGTTTCAACAGAAGCACTAGAAGACAATATTGAAGGCGCAGCACTTGAGGATCATCTAGTTCGCTTGATGACCAATGCATTCGCAAATGATATTGAAGACCTTGCCATTAATGGTGATGGTTCAACAGGTGACTTCCTTTCAATTATGGAAGGTTTCGTAAACCGTGTTAAGACAGATGGTGGAGCACATGAGTCAATCGTTACTGTAACAGATAACGCATGGACACCAGAAGTTATGCAGGATATCATCCTAGCAATGCCACGCAAGTACCGTGCTATCAAGAACAATCTAAAGTTCTACGCAGGTACAGATGCATTCCAGGGAATCGTTAAGAATAACGGTACACTTGCTGATGCAGTTGCAGAAGCATTTGCAGGACAGATTGCAGGATCAACACAGGCTAATCGTCAGGCTTACCTAGATGGTGGAGCACAGACATTTGGTGGAGCACGTACAACACGTGTTCTTGGTGTTGACGTTCAGGAAGTTCCATACTACCCAGCAGGCTATGTAGATCTTACATTCCCTTCAAACCGTGTATGGGGATTCCAGAGAGATATCACTGTAAACCGCACATACCAGCCAAAGAAGGACACAATTGAGTACACAGTATTCGTCCGCTTTGGTCTACAATGGGAAGAGCTTGATGCAGTTGCTTACGCAGATGCTGCAGTAGAGTCATAATCTCAAATTAACTTGACGAGGGAGACAGCGTAAAAACTGTCTCCCTTAGTCATATTCTGATATAATAGCAGTGGAGGATACAATGTCATTAATAGATGAATTAAAAAGTAAGACTGTCTTTGAACTAAAGTCATACGCAAAAAAAAATAACATTGACCTATTTGGGGTAAGTACAAAAAATGATATTTTAGAGGTAATTTTTAGCTTTGTGCCTAAAGAGTCATCAGAGCTAGTGGTTAAAAAGCAAGAGCCAAAAGAGAAGGTAGCAGTTTATTCAGTTCGCAATCTTTACTGGAATGGTGTTGGTGAGTTAACCAAGGGGTATAACATAGTCACTAAGGAGGATGCTGATAAATGGATAACAAACAAGTCTGTACGCACAGCTTCTCCAGAAGAAGTGAAGAGAGCATACGGTAAGTAACCCATGGAAGCTTTAAGATTACCACCATATCCTATTCTTGTAACGTATACCGTTGCAGAGCCAGACACGGATCATATAGTTCATATCAAGGACAAAGACAGAAACGATATACTTGCAGAGTATGAAGTAGAGTCTTCTGCAGACGCAAAGATTGCTATAGAAGTTTCTGGGGATTTTACTAAGTATGACGATAGCTACTATCTGGTTGTTTACCAGGAATCTGTAGATCAAGACTTAATTGTTGTTGAAGATAACTTAGAAATAAAAAGACCATATGTAAACCCTGCTAGACTAGCAACAACAGCGTCTGAGATTGCAGAGTATGCACAGTATGAAAGAATTGCAAGAGCCATAATTGACTCAATTACTGGTGGATTTTACTACAAGGTTGAGTGGCTTGATAAGACTGGACAAGGAACGGACTACCTTCCTATTTGGGACAGAACTTACAAGATCTTAAAGGCATACGAAAACTCATTGCTAGTTTATGATGCAAGTTTAGAATCTCCTGTTCTTGGTGAATGGGTATACGAATTAACAAAAGATAAAACTGCCATAATTAAAAATACAGAAGAAGCAGGAATGATTGGCAATAGATCTGAGCAAAAGAGCTCAACTATTAGTACTGCTTCATCAGATTCATTTAATGTTTATGATACAGATTACAGTGAAAATGCATACACATTCTCAACTGGATCACATTTTCCAGAAGGATGGGATTACCTATTCTTACTTGAAATGGGATACAAGGTTGTTCCTCATGATATATATGAAGCAGCATCAATGCTTATTGAAGACATCAAGTGTGGAAAAATAGACTATTACAAGAGATACGTGACATCATACAATACAGAGCAGTTTAGGGTTCAGTTTGATAAGACAGTTCTTGACGGTACTGGAAATATGCTTGTTGATAAGATCCTTGATAAGTATAAGCAGAGTATAACAAGAATAGGTATTCTTTAATGCAATGCGAGCCAACAGACTTTTTATACCCAATGCTTGCAGATGTCTACTATCCAATAGTAGACCAAGGAGCATACGGTAACGTAAAAAAGCAGTGGATTCTTGACAGATCAATTGCCTGCAACTTTGCACCTACTGGTCAGTCAGCAACTGAAGATGTTAAGCCAAATGTTAATATAACTAAAGAAAATATACTATTAGGAAGAACCAAGACAGACCTTAGAGTATCCTCATCAAACAACAGAAACTCAGTAACTAACGTAGTCGTAACAAATATAAGAACACCACAGCAAGAAGACGTATACCTAGAAACCTCTGGTCCAAGAAACGGACGCTCAACTATATATGAAATAGCATCAACTGAAGCTATAGTTGGTCCGTTTGGCAGTGTAGAGTATTACAAGGTAGTCTTAAGAAGATCAGAGAATCAGGCAAGTGACCTATAATGAAAGTTATAATGAATGACGCTGCTTTTAAAAAAGACATGAAGAATATCATGAACTACTCAATTGGATTTTTAGAAGGCGTACAAGCAGGAAAAGTAAAGTTTTTAAATAATGTTGGAGTAATGACAAAAGAAATTCTAGAACAATATATAGACTCAAATGCCAGGGTAAATCCAGAAGCACTACACCATATATACGAATGGTCTAAAGTGGGAAGTCCTGATGCACGTCTATACAATATAAACTATACAATAAGCAACCTTGGCCTTTCGTTTGTGTCAACATTTAAGCAATCAACATCAATTAAGGATGGCTCATCAGTACCTTTTTATAACAAGGCAAAAATAATGGAAGAAGGCACTCCAGTAACCATTAGACCAGAAAGATCAGACGTTTTGGTTTTTGAAGATGGTGGAGAAACAGTCTTTACTAAAGGCGAGGTTGTAGTACAGTCACCTGGAGGAACAGCAACAACTGGATCTTTCCAGAAAGTAGTAGATGCATTTTTTACTAGATATTTTACTCAGGCATTTTTAAAGTCAAGCGGTATTTACCAATATTTTAATAATGCAGATGTATACAGAAAGAATTTATCAGCAGGCAAGTCCTCTGGCAAGATCAAGGGATACCAAGTAGGTTATAGATGGATAGCGAATGCGGGGATTAGATAATGACATATGCAACAATACTTGTTGGACCAGCCAACATAGCAAATACTCCAGTTCTTTGGATTAATAGGTATTTGCAAGCTCAAATATCTGGAATTTTTCAATCAGACAGCGGAGATGATTTTGCTACATTTCCTTTCTTTCCTTCAACTCCGTCTACTATAGATGATCTAACAGAATACTTTGGACAAAGTACACAGGGGGTAGCTGCTACCTGGGACAGACTTATCAAGATGAATCGTAAGGGTTTTCCACATATTAAATGTGAACAATTGCTATATTATTTTTATGCAACAGGAGATGATCCAATTGTCAAGATGGTAAAGATTCAAGAGGCAGTTCTTAGACTAATGGACCGATTTGATGAAACTGCAGAAGAGATAAATAACTGGTGCAGCAATAGAAGAATTACCCTAGATGATGGAACAGAGGTAGACAATGCTTTTTACTTCCATAACTTCAAGGTATACCAGCTTGAGGAGACCAGAGATATTATAGACTTTGGCACAGCCCGTACATATGGGGGTAATAAGATAATTATTGACTTTGACTACCATCAAATGCCAGACCTAACAGCCAGAGACTGGCAGCCAGAGCCTAAATTAGCCACAAAAATAGTCCTATAAAACACTGCTATAATTGAGTTGAGGAAACACAACGCCGTACAACTTAATATCTATTCTTACAGAAAGAGGTGAAATAAATGGCATATAGTCGTGGAACGTCTACCAACATTATCGTTGGTGCAGCAGCATTATTTATTGCAGACACTACATTGGCACCTACAGGAGCTAACGCTCTTCCAGCATTTGATAACACTGAATCATACAGAGAAACTCTTGCAGATGATTCAGACTTTACAAACGTAGGTTACACTATGAATGGTCTTGAATTGCAGTTCCAGCCTGACTTCGGTGAAGTACAGGTTGACCAAATTCTTGACGTTGCTAAGCTTTACAAGCAAGGAATGCAAGTTAATCTTGCAACAGCATTTGCTGAAGCCACACTAGAAAATCTTCTATTGGCTCTAGCATATGGCGATTCAAAGCTTACTACAGCACTTAATGGAGACAAGACAATGGACTTGTCAGCAGGAGATATCGGTGAATGCCCAGTTGAGCGAGGAATCGTTGCAGTTGGACCAGGAACTGGTGACTGCGTAGACTCTGCATATGTAGAGCGTGTTTATGTTGGATACCGTGCACTTTCAATTGAAAATGTAACAGTATCTGCTAAGCGTGAAGAAGCTTCAATGTTTGAGGTTTCATTCCGTCTTCTTCCAGAAGATGGTGGATCATACGGTAAGATCGTAGATCGCACATGGGGCGACCAATCATAATAACAACTTAATAATACGACTTAGCCCATCTCATAACGAGGTGGGCTTTGTTGTTTTTGTGGTAAACTTGATATATCATGGCGACATCAATTTATAAAACAAAAAATATTTATCTATTTGACGGAACAGAAATAGAGATAATGCCTCTTAAGATCAAGTACCTTAGAGAGTTTATGGATGCATTTAATAAGATAAAGTATGCACAAGATGATGATGAGTCAATGATGGTTTTAACGGAATGTACAAGAATAGCAATGAAACAATATTATCCTCAAATATCTAAAAGCATAGAAGATCTTGAAGACAACATAGACTTGCCAACTGTTCATACAATATTGGATATTGCTGCTAATATCAAGATTGATCAAACAGAAGAAAATGAAAAAAGTCAAGAAAGTCAAGACATTAAGTCTAAGGCACAAAAAAGCGAAGCAGGTCCCTCATGGGAAGAGTTTGATCTGGCAAAAATTGAGTCGGAGGTTTTTTTGCTGGGTATATGGAAAGACTATAATGAGCTAGAAGAGTCTTTATCGTTAGCAGAGATATCAGCAATCCTATCAAGCAAAAGAGAATTAGATTATCAAGAAAAGAAATTTTTTGCAGCAATACAGGGTGTTGACCTAGAGTCTGACGGAAATGAAGAGCGTGGTCAAAAAGAATGGGAAAATCTTAAAGCAAGAGTATTTAGTCGTGGCGCTACAAGTGATAGCAATGATGTACTATCTTTGCAAGGACAAAATGCTAGATCAGCAGGTTTTGGTATTGGAATGGGGCTTGACTACGAAGATGCAAGAGATCCAAACCTTATAAAATAAACCCTTTGTATGCTATAATTAATACAAACCTAAGGGAGGGATCAAGATGGCAACAACCGTGCATGAAGCGCAAACGATTAAGCTAATTGATGGTACAGAAATTACTCTAAGACCGCTTAAAATTTCACTTTTACGAAAGTTTATGAAAAAGTTTGAGGGTATTGCAGCAGTAGTAGATGATAATGATAAGTCAATTAATCTTTTAATGCAGTGTGTATTAATCGCTATGGAGCAGTACGCTGCTGGACTAGATGTAGATCTTGCAAATCTAGAAGATAATATTGATTTGCCTACTGTCTATAAGATTGTTGAAACAGCATCAGGAATTGCAATTTCAGACGCAGCAGCAATTTTTAGCAACATTGAAGAATAAAACTAAATAAAGAGGTGTAGTGAATGGCTGATGCTCAGTCCAATATTAAAGTAAGTATTGATACTACTGGAGCACTTGCCAGTATCAAAAACTTACAGAGACAGATATCAGCCTTTCACACATCAATGGCACAAAGTGGTGCTGCAGCAAATGCAGTTACTGCTCAAATGCAGCAAAATTTAATTAACTCTATAAATGCAACAGGCAAGTTCTCTGCCCAAATGAGAACAATAAGAACAACCACTGAATCTTTTACAGACTCTTTACAAAAAAACAAGTTTTCTTTGGGAGAGTATTTTAGATACGCTGGCGGAGCTTCTAAAAGTTTTGGTAGATTATTTAAAACTGAGTTTGAAACAATAAACAAGGTAGCAAGAGAAAACGTAAAAGACCTTCAGACACAATATATCAAGATGGGCCGTGATGCAAACGGTGCCATGAGAGCAATCTCTGTAAGACCTCTGTCTTTGGACATGAATGATCTTGCAACAAAAACAATGATTGCTTCTGAAAAACAGGCATTGCTCAACCAACTTTTAAAACAAGGTTCTACAAATCTATTAAACTTTGGTAAAAATACACAGTGGGCTGGTCGTCAGCTCATGGTTGGTTTTACAATTCCATTAATGGCTGCAGGTTCTGCAGCAGCAAAAGCATTTATGGATATGGAAACACAAGCAATTAGATTTAAAAAAGTTTATGGAGATTTATTTACACCACAAGCAGAATCAAAGCAAGCTTTAGAAGACATTAAAGATCTTGGTAAAGAGTTTACAAAGTATGGAATCGCAGTATCAAGCACCGTAGGACTTGCAGCAGAGGCAGCAGCTGCAGGCTTTAAGGGACTTGATTTACAAAGACAGACTACTGCAGCAACAAAGCTATCTATTCTTGGTCAAGTAGAAAGTCAAAAAGCACTTGAAACAACAATTGCATTACAAAATGCTTTTGCAATGTCATCTGATAATCTTGCGGAATCTATTGATTTCCTTAACGCAGTAGAAAACCAAACAGTATTGTCACTTGATGACATGTCAACTGCAATTCCAAAAGCAGCCCCAGTAGTACAACAGCTTGGTGGAGATGTAAAAGATTTAGCATTCCTTATGACTGCAATGAAGGAAGGTGGAATCAATGCATCAGAAGGCGCTAACGCCTTAAAGTCTGGTCTTGCATCTTTGATTAATCCAACTGGAAAAGCAAACGATATGCTTTTAAGCTTTGGTATTAATGCAAAGAAAATTGTAGAAAACAATAGAGGAAACCTAAAGAAAACCGTTATTGATTTTGCATCAGCTTTAAATGAACTTGATCCACTTAATAGAGCTCAGGTTATTGAGCAAATGTTTGGAAAGTTTCAGTTTGCTCGTCTATCAACACTTTTTGCAAACGTTACTAAAGATGGTACACAGGCAGCCCGTGTTCTTGACTTAGCTTCAGCATCTGTTCAAGACTTAGCAGCTATGTCTGAAAAAGAATTAGGCATGACATCAGAGTCTGCTATGAATAAATTTAAGGGTGCTGTTGAAAATCTAAAGCTAGCATTAGTGCCAGTAGGAGAAGAATTTTTAAAGGCCGTAACTCCAATTGCTGAGTTTGTTACAAAAATTTTAGATGGTTTTAATAATCTTGGAGCAGGTACTAAAAAAATAATAATTACTTTAACAGCAGTAGTAGCTGGACTTGGACCAGTACTTCTTATGACATTTGGTTTGCTTGCAAATGGTGTAGCAAACATAATTAAGGGCTTTACATTTATGAAAACCCTGTTTAATAAGACTGGGCAATCATCTGCAACTTTGGGCACCGAAGTTAAATATATGACACTTGAGCAAAGAAATGCAGCAGCGGTAGCAGCATCTCTTGATCAAGTACACAGAACTCTTGCACAAACATTTACTGCAGAAGCATCTGCAGTTGATGCTCTTACAAGAGCATATCAAAGATCTATTGCTGCTCAGGCTCAATTTGTTCCATCTGCTAGACCAATGGTCAGAGGTCCAATAACAAAGAGAGCAGAGGGTAAGCCAGCAGTTGTTGGCGGTACAGGAAATAAAGATTCAGAACTAGCACTCTTAATGCCTGGAGAAACAGTAATTCCAACAAAGATGAGCAAGAAGTATGGTTCATTAATTAATGGAATGATTGCAGACAGTATTCCTGGATATGAATTTGGAAAACCAGGACAAGTTTCTATGTACCCAGAGTATGCACTAAGACTTCAAGACGCAGCAGAAAATATGGGTCAAAGATCTGGAACAACTGGAGTTCCAAATGTTTTGGCACCACTTGCTTTAAGAATTGGAGAAGCAAGAGGGATTGCTCCAACATCATCACAGATCAGCTCTGGAAGTTTTGACAATATATACAAAGAATATGAAGATATTACAACAAGGTTTGTTGAAAAACTTAACAGTGAGTATAATGAAACATTTGCAGACATCAAGGACGAAAATGAAAGAATGCAAAAGTCTTGGTCATCTGCTGGAAAGCATGTAGCAGAGCAAGTTGATACTATTAAGTCAGAAACAGAAAGAGGCGTTGTTAGAAAAACCTTTGGTCTTGAAAGAGATGAGTATGGAACAATACCTACAGACTCTAGAGAGGCTGGAGGAACTACTCCAAATAGAGCACGTCGTGGAGCATTTAAAGCAAGGTTAGCTGGGTTTAGATCTTATACTGCAATTCGTCCAGGTGCAAAAAAGTTGTTCTCAAGAATGACTGGGCAGTCATCTGATTCATTACAAATGGGACATGTCTATGGTCCAATACAAGAAGACATATCAACACTTCAAGCAGATCCAAGAAGATCTGGTGCAGTCGCATCAGCAGCAAAAATTTTAGACAGAGGCAAGAAAGATGGCAAGGCATACGAAAAGGGTGTCAAAGAATCAGTTAAAGATCCTTATGTTGCAAGCCTAGATAGAGGCAGTCCACATCCATTAGCTGCTAAGCATGGTAAAGAAGATGCAATTGCATATGAGGATGCAAAAAAGAAGCAGATGACACAAAGTGGTAAAGCACGTCGTGTTGCAACAAGAGCACAAGGGCCAGCACCAATAGGGCCAGTAGTGCCAACAGGAACAAGTCAGCTATCAATAGTTGCACCATTAACAGAATCAGAATCTCGCAGAGAATCTAGAAGACAAGCAAAAGCAACAGCTGTAGGCAGAGTAAAATCTGTAGGAAACAGAATGAATTCATTTGGTGGCGGAATGGGGCTTCTTGGAGCAAACATGGGGCTTTCAATGCTACCAGATTTTGCTGGAAAGGGTATGGCACAGGGAGCACTTGCAGGAGCAAACCTTGGAATGATGTTTGGACCATATGGTCAAGCAGCAGGCGCTGCAATAGGATTAGTATCAACTGCTATTGCTGGATTAATAGAAAAGCAAAAGCAATTAAAGGCAATGAATGAAGCAGTATTTAAGTCAAGTGCTGACGTTGCAACATTTTTTGGTAATGCAGTTGTTGATACAACTATTAAAGTAGGATCGCTTACAAGTTCAATAACAACACTTGATGCAGCAGCAGGAAATGCTGGTAAATCATTTGGTTACACAAATGAAGAACTATCTAGATTTATAGCGTTAATTGAATCTCTTCCAGAAAATAATCCATTAAGAGATTTAGTTGAAGGATTAGAAAAAGAAAACGATCCAGAAAAAATTATTAAAATAGCAAACGCATTTATTGCAACACAAGTTGCAATCGGACAACTTAAGCCAGAACAAGCTCAAAAACAACTTGATTTGCTACTAGCATCTGCTGGTAAAATGTCTATGGTTGGAAATACTTTTGTAAAATTTACAAGTCAAGTTCAAGCAATATCCATAATGTTAAAGAATGCTGCAGGAAGTTCTGTAGATTTAGGCAACAGCTTAGTTCAATTAACAGGTGCTGCTGCTAATGCTTCTTCATTAGAACAGATGAAAACAATAATAGATGGCATCGCTGCTTCTGGAATATCTGGCGCAGCAGCATTAACAACAATGTATCAGGCATATTTATTAATAGGAAGAAAAGACTTAGCTGGTAGCGTAAAGGTTCTTGAACAAATTCCTGGTCTAACAGGATCACAAATATCTTTTCTTATTCAGGCAGCAGCAAGAGGATTTTCTGATAGAAACCTTACTTCAAAAACTACTGCAGCAGAATTAGTTAAAAAAGCAGAAAAATGGCTTGAAGATAATAAAGATAAATTATTTCCAAGCACAGATAAACCTGATGTAACTAAAACAAAAGCTTATAAATCTCAAGAAGAAGAATCTAATGGGCTAAAGAAACAAATTGATCTTTTAAAGAAAAAGAAAAAAATTGTAGATAATCAAATCAAACAACAAGAAAAAATAACTAATCAAATTAAAAGACAAAATGATTATTTAAATAAACAAAGAGATTTAGATGCACAAATTGTTGAAGCAAAAGCAAGAGGAAATTATATTGAAGCAGCTAACCTATTGCAAGAAAAAAATCAAAACACTATAGAGTATAATCAAGAAGAAGAAAAGTCCAAGCTCCAAGAACAATCTGACGATCTACAAGCACAAATAGATCTTCTTGAATTAAGAAGTGCTGATCTAGTTGCTGCTATGGAAAAAGCATCTTCTAATCAAATAGAAGCAAATAACAAAGCAGCAGCCAGCATAGTAGATGCCATTAATAGCCAAGGTGGGTTTGGCTTTACGCCTGATAGTAATGCACCAAGAGCAAGAAGAAACCGTTCTGGACAGCCTTTTCCATCTACCCCAGCACCAGCAAACGTTAATAGAGTTGGTGGTCCAACAGTAAACCAAACAGTAGTAGATCCAAAAACTGGCAAGAGAGTAATGCTAGAAGAAGGAGTTTTTTCAGAAAAACTAAGCAAGTTTAAAAAGGGAGGCGCAGGCTATACTGTTGGTAAGGTAGTTCATATTGGTCCATATGGAGACATACCTGCGATTATAACAAATGATATAACAAAACCAAAAACTACTGGATCTATTATAATTACTAAGATAGATAAAGATACAGGAGTTCTTCAATTCCGTGTTCATGCAGCAGCTGGCGGATACATTAAACATTTTGAGCCTGGAGGAAACGTAAGTGGTCCAGGAACAGGTACATCTGATTCTATACCAGCTATGCTTTCTGATGGAGAGTATGTAATTAAGGCATCCTCTGTTGCAAAATATGGAACAGAAACATTTGATGCTTTAAATGCACAGAAGTTTTCAACAGGCGGTCCAACACCAGCTGCTAAATCTTTACTGTCATCAGTATCATCATTGTTTCCAAAAAGAAGTCGTGTTTCAGATGGAATGCTTCCATCAGCAGCACATATGAGACAAAATCCATCATCTGATCATAATACTGGACATGCGGTTGATATAACAAATGATCCAAAGAACGGTGTAGTTGGTTCAAGACTATTTCAGACACTTAGAAGAGATCCTCGTACAAAATATTTAATATTTGGTGGAAGAATTTGGAATTCATCAATTGATAAAAATGATGGGTCTAGAATATACAGAGGATCAAACCCACATAATTCACACATACATGTATCTATTAAACGTGGTTCAGGAAACAATGCAGCACCTTGGCTTGGTGCACCACATGATATGGGAATGCGTAGTCAAGGTGTTTCTTATAAGAGATCATCTCCAGAAGGAAAGCCTGCTCTACAAAAGGGAACAGACTACGTTGTTAAACCTGGAGATACATTGTCAGCAATCGCAAGCTCTGCAAAAACAACAGTTGCTAAATTACTTGCTGCAAATCCAAAACTTTCATCTTTAAATAAATATATGGGCGGATCAAAAATATTTAGTGGAACTAGGGTAAAAATACCAGGCTTTGCAAAAGGCGGAATGGTTGGTTCGCTTACTTCTCCTAGACAAAAGAAGCCAGGAGTTCCATATTCAAGATCTGGAAAACCAATAGGAAATCCTTTTGGACAATATTGGGGAGAGCTTTCAAGATTTATTGGACCACGTAGCCCAGGTATGGACATATGGGGCGGAACAGAAATACCAGGACTTAATTTTAGCGGAGATGTTCCACAGCATTCAGACTACATGCATCAGATGCTTGAGCAGCCACGCAAGCCATTTACAAGCCCAGGAATGGGTCTAGACAAAGATCCAATGCGTTACGCAGGCTCTGGAGCCTCTATGGGTGGTATCGGTAATGGAGCCTATGGGTTAGGGCCACTAATGTTTGCAAATGGTGGAATGGTAAGTTCTGCTCCCCACGCAATGGGCATGTCATCATTTGGTGTAAAAAAATCAGAAAAGAAGCCAAATTGGTTCCAAAGATATGTATCTAGCCTTAGTGGAATGCCAGGTGCAGAAACATTTGGAACAGCAGCACTATTAAGAAAATTTGCTGGACAAGGCAAAAAAGGCGATAACTTAAATGCAGCACTAATGCCACTTAACTTCATGGGATTTGGTTTAGGCGCTAGAGCAGGTATTGGTGGAGCAAAAGCAGCATCAGCAGCTAGTAAGCTTGGTCCAGATGATGCTATTCCTATATCAAGATATGTAGAAAGACCTACTAGTGCAAACAATAGGGGAGTTGCTACTGTTTTACATAAGGGTGTCTTTGGAGAAGATGCTGGAACATTCTTTAGAGCATTAAGCGATCATGATATGGCATCCATTGCTGGGTATGTAAGAGTTCCAAATCCGAATAGAGCTAAATTTGATGATGCATATAGGGCTCAATTCCCAGATGTACCACAGATAGTTGATAGAACTGTAGAGGCTGGATGGTCATCTCTTGCAAGAAGATGGAAGCCTGAAACTTCAGAAATATTTCCTAGAGGTGTAATGGGGCCAGCGGATTATTCAGAGGCAGCACTGCCGTATCTGAATTTAGATCCAGCATTGCCTATTGGTGGATCTTGGATTCCAGATACCGTAAAGTCAATAACAAGAGAGTTAGATTTTGCAAAAGAAATAGCAACAAGGGGTGGAACTAGTGGTGGACAAAATAATGCTATTGCAAGAATAATTGTTGACCCTATGGTCCAAGGCCTAGCTGACTTTAGAAATCTACTACCTGGGCATAATGCAAGTGCAGCTAATCCTGCTTATACAGAAGGAGCAATAGCGCCATTTACTAGATATATATTAGAAGGAATTAAAAAGAATGCATATGGATATACAGATACAGAAAAAAACGTTACTCACTTAATAGATGAGTATATTTTTAAAGCAGTACAAACATCACCATATGCTCAATTTTTAGGTCGTGACTTAGAAATCAGATCAGGAAAAAATTCATGGGACCAGTTATTGCCTATAGTTAAAAAAGCAAAGGGAGGAATGGTTAACTATAAGCTTCCATCTTATAATCTTGGTTCACCTTACATCCCTGAAGATCAGATTGCACAACTTCACAAAGGTGAGCGTGTACTAACAGCAGAAGAAAACAAGAACTTCTCAAGTACTGGACCTGTGACAAACAACATTACGATCAACGGTGCTGATAAAGATCCTAAGCAAATAGCACAAGAGGTTATGCTACAATTAGAAAGAATGCAAAGCAAGAACAACAAGACGAATTTGGTGGGAAGATAATGGCATATTTAATTGATGCAGGAATACAGGTATCTCTTAATGGTACCACCTGGTATAAGCTAACAGACCATAATAGAGAACCTATTGGTTTTTCTACAGAGTTAATTGAAACACAATCACGTATGGCCAATGGAAAAATGAGAAAATATGTAGTTGCTCAAAAAAATAACATATCATGTTCTTGGAAATATGTTCCTTCAAAGCAGTCTGAGTGTGTTGATGGTTTTTATAGTGCTGCTTGGCTTGAGTCATTTTATAAGTCTAATGTAGGATTACCTATTTACTTAAAGGTTGTATCTTCAGAGCTTGATCCAGACCCAGCGGTTGGCTCAGTTCCCTCTGGAACATTTGCTACAGCACAGACTGGATCTAAAACATATAACGTATTTATGGCTGATTTTTCTAAAAATATTATCAATAGAACAAAGCTTTCAGACTATGTGGACATGAGCATTGAGTTTACGGAGATATAATGCTTAGCAATGTTAGCTCATCTGTTTTTACAAACTCAGAATCTATTGATCTTGTTCCCGTAGTTTCTGCTGAGTGGAATCATAATTTATTTAATGCACCCTATATTACAACTGCTGGCATAGGAACAAAAATCTCTGGAACTCCAACAGTTGCGTATGCTGACGCAACATCTGCGGAAGCAAAAGAAAACTTTACAACTAAAAAGTTTACAATGTCAAACGGTACTGGATCAGCAGAATATACAGTATCTGGATTGTCTGGATTAGCATATAAAGTAATAACATATGTAAAAACCAATAGTGCTGCTCCAGTAATGATTAGTACATATGCCAAAGGATCTGGATCACAGGTTGGTTCTGAGCAGACAGAGGCTACATCATTAAAGTGGACAAAGATAGTAACTTATGTGGGATCAAGAGAAAACATTAGTTCATTTACTTATAAAATTGTAGCAAATAGTTTTGCTGAAGAAGAGAATAATGCTACAGTCTTTTTTACATTGCCAGAAATTTATCAGACAACTATATTTGATTATAAGAATGGATCTTTGTTTTCAACAGATAGTGTTTTTTCATATTTTAGACCAGGTGAATCTTACGTTCCTTCGGGCAATGCTAACTGTTCTTTTGCTCCAAGATATAGAAGAATTGCTTCAAAGGTTTTAAATACAGAAACAGAAAACACTGTGTCAGGAAGTAAGTTTTTTGGAAATAAGTATATGCCAGTTACACCAGTTATTCAAAACCCTGGTTTCTTTTTGGCATCCCCAGGTGTTGCAGTTTTAAAGAGTGCACTGCCTACAGACATTAATCCCTACAGGTATTTTGTTTCTGATCCTGCAACCACTAGTCCTTCATATAATCCAAGCATTACCGCTATTTATGATAAGGGTTTGCTGACAAATAAACTAGTAATTAAGTTTAACACCTTAATGACTATTCCAACATTTAATCTTTATATAAATGAGTCATTAGTGACTGCTACTGTTACAACTGCAGCAACACCACCAGTAACATCACAAGTAACAGCGTTATCGCCATTAGCAAATAGTGATTCATATAATACTGGCGTTATTGTTTTATACTGGACTGGAAGTAACTGGACATCAACGCCATGGTCAGCAGCAGATATGCCAAAATTTGAAACAGATGGATCACTAAGCAAAAAAACAACAGTCAATAAAATTAGAATTACACAAATAAGCCAGACTACCAATTCTGCTTTTACGTATCTATCTAGGAGCCCTTCAGCTTCTGAAGACTTAAAAAGAATGCATCTAATAGAAGTATCTCCTAGACTTGAGGTTGACTTATCAGATTTTGTATCTGGCTTAGAGTTGGAAAAATCTTTAGATGGGTCAAACACAGTATTGCCAATATCTTCAATGAACTCAAATGATATTCGTTTAACTTTTTCTGGAATACCAGCAACTAAAAATGGATCTATTGTTCCTATATTTTCAAACCAAAGTGATAACTCTTTAACAATTCTTTCTAATATGCTAAGAAATAACATTAAGTTTTATGTTAATTTTCATTTACGCAATAGTACAGTTATTGGAACATTGCCTACATCTCACTCAAATATATATATACCAGCAGGAATATTTTACTCAGACTCTTGGCAAGAAAACGATATTCAAGACGTTATAGTCCAAGCATATGATGTATCTAAATACTTGCAATCAAAGCCCGTGCCAGACTATGTTGCAAATTTAAAAACGGTATTTGAGGTAATAACAGACATACTTGATCTTGCTGGGTTCACTGATTATGATTATGATTCACTATATAGAGTTTGCAACAATAAATCACATCCACTTGATATAGCCTATTACTATGCT